GCGTTCATCGTCTTTGCCATCTTAGCGTTCGCGTATTACATTCGAGAGCGCAAGGTCCCGCACGACGTCAGGATCCCTGAACGGTTCCGGGAAATTTCGCCGGAGCACTACGACAAGGCCCTGGACGCCGCGGAGCGATTCGAGACCGAGTACTCCAGGAAAAAGAAAGCCTACATCAGCGCGATGACCGGCGAGTACCTGAACTTCGAGAAACATTCCCGAGAACTCGTCTTCCGCTTGCCGCAGGATCCCCAGGCCGGGGCGGATCTCGAGGCGTGCATCGCGGCATCGCTGGCGGCCATGCGGGTCCGGACGGACGCGATCCGACGACTCCAGGACCACCCGCTGCAGTACCCGCAGCAGCTGGATCACTGAAACGTGATTCCCAGGAGTTTCTCGAACGAATTCTGCTGCTTGCTGGCGACGGGCCTGTTCGGGATATTCCTCGTCCGCATCGCGTCGCTGGTCTCGGGGGTCTGCGCGACCGTCGTCAATTTCACGCGTTCCGTGAGATCATGCGCCACGGCCATCTTTCTCGCGTCGCGCATGGCCTCGTGCGCCACGATCTGTTGCCTGAGAATCATCTTCGGCGGGATGAGCTCGTACTGGTGATCGTCCTCGGACCGCGCGCGGAATTCCTCGATGCTCATGGTTCCCCCGAAAGCCGCGAGCATCATCCTGGGCGGCGCTGACCGGATGCATTTGCTCATGACGCCGCCGCACCGCTTGTTGAAGAGCGTGAGAATTGTCGATGTCTCGCCGCCGTGTGCCGTGCTGCAGGAATGGCGCAGGTACGTCTTCACACACGCCAACGAGCAGCACGCGCCCGTGACCAGGAACGTGTCCAGTCTGTCGTCGTACTTGTAAGGAATCGGGTACGGGCGCCCCGGGATCGGGTGACAGCAGTGCCAGCACAGCATCGACGAAGATTCCGGCCACTCTTTTGCCCAATCGATGCCGCTGGGACTGGCCGATGCCATGAACCCCCCGTGCGGCAACTTGCTGTGCACGTGGTAGTAGGCGGCCTTCTCGATGAACATCGTATGCAATAGGAGAGTCTCGGTATCTTAAGATACCGTGACTCTGAGAAAGGCAGGAACATGGAAACTCTCGACGATCTGGTCCTCGAGAGCGCGCGTTTATCTGTTCGTCTCCGCAACAAGATCAAGGAAGTCGCCCGGGACCCCCAGGCCAGGGAGTACACGTACGTCCTCCTCCTCCAGAACGGCAATTTCTACGTGGGATCCACGGGAAATATCTACATCCGGATGGTCGACCATTTCTTCGATACGGAGCGGTCCAGTTTATGGGTTCGCGAGCACGGTCCGCCGATCCGCATCGTGGAAATCTGCCGGAATTCCGGTCCGGACGACGAGGAACGCAAGACGCTGGAGTACATGGACATGTTCGGCTGGGAGAAGGTCCGTGGATCGCACTGGTGCAAAGTCGAACCCCGCTGCCAGCCGGTCAAATCCCGCGAATTCGTCCGTGGATCATCTACGGGACAAGAGTACGTGCCGCGCCAGGAAATCAACGAGATCATGAAAGTGGCCGTGGAATTGTGGTCTTCGATGATGTGAACTTGATATAATAGACGGCCTGTAAGAACGCATCCGCGACGTCGTCCTTCTTCTTGAGCGCGAGGTATTTGTCGTTCATGGGTTGCCCGGCGAGGAGTTCTGTCGCGAGTGTCACGCTCGCCTTCTTTCTCCCGCGGTACGTCCCGGTATCGAACCGCTCGGGATCCGCGAACAGACTGGCGTTTTTCAGGCGCGCCGCGACCCCGACCATCCGCTTGCCCCGGACCGCGAAATACATCTCCAGCCACGCGCTCGCCCGCCGCATTCCCGGGTTTTTCGGGACTTGTTTCTCGCAGATGACGGCGTCGTACTCGAGACCGTCGAAGACCGCGTCGCATCCCGCCTTGAAGACCATTGCGTTCGCACAATCCATCGCGCCCAGATCGAACGATTCCAGGATCGGGGTCGGGTCCTCGGTTACACTGTCGGAAACGATACACGACGCGAAATTCACTTTTCCAGGATCGATCGAGAGGATCCGCATACGTTCATACTGAATTTAAATCGAGGGGAAAAACGGCCAGTCCAGTTCCATGCATATCTTCTTCCATATCTCGTCTTGCTGAAACAGTTTTTGCGTGGATTTCAAGAGGTGGAAGTATTTCAGGTACTGCGTTTCCCCGAGAATCTGGCAGAATTTATACAAAACGTACGAGTATTTCAGGTAATTCTTCCGGGTCGCCGGCTTGTGCTTGTTGAAGGGCGCCTGGGTGAGCATGAACATCTGCTTCAGTTTTTCCTCGAGGACCGCGGGAATCACCGGGGGCGGCACGCCGTTCAGCTGGCTGAGGATGTGGTACGCGTGATCGTAGTACCGCGACAACCGCATCTTTTTCAAAAAGGTCTTCACCCGCGCACACGTGATATCCGCGCGCGTCGTGTACCCGTGCTTCTTGAACTCCAATTTCAGGGCGTCGATGACCTCGTCCGGGATTTCCGTGAGTTCCTTGGCCTGCAGCGAGTTCAGGTGCTCGACGAAATGGTTGATCCGCAGGTACGTGAACGAATTGCCGTTGGATCTCGCGGTGATTTCCTCGTCATAGGTCAGGTTTCGCGTGGATCCTTCGATGATGTACTCCGAGACGCCGCACGATTCACAGAGCAACGTCGACTCGGCTTCCATGAAGACCCGGATCGATCTGCAGGTCGGGCACTCGTAGCAATCGTAGTTTGTCCCGGTGAGGTGTGCGGTATCGTCCGGCACGCCCTCGATCTCGTGGAGGAACGTGTCGAAGACTTTCTTCCGGTTCGACGTATCCCCGAGAATTATCGCGCTATCGATCGTCCCAGGCTGCCCCGGCAAAGTCGCGGACACCGAGGGCTGATCCGTATCGTAGTCGCGAATGTACGGCATACACTGGAGCATGTACTCGATGCTGGCCTCGCTGCCGTCTTTGGCGCCCAGATCAACGAGTTTGTCCTCGATAAAGGTCTCGAGCGTCGTCATACTACACCAGTAGGTATTTCCTTCCTTAAGACGACGACACATTCATCATTCGAATTATGTTTTTCACGTACCTCGCTCTAGTCCTCGCATACCTTCGCGCATGGATCGCTTCGAAGATCGCTTCGAGGTTCGCTTCGCAACAAGCACCCGCGGAAGAGCTCAAGATCAAGCGCGTCCTGCTGTTCGACGAGACCACGGGCGACTTCGAGGACGTCACGTGGATGCACAATCGCGAGGACTCCGCCGAGTCCACCGGGTCCGCCGGGTCCGCCGGGCCGCCCGATTCCGATAGGATGGAGATCCGGTACACGTGGCGGGGCAAGAAGTACAGGGCCGTCGTGCGGGAGGGCGAGTCCGGGGAGATCGGCGCGGGAAAGTGTACGCGGGTATCCGAGATCGTATCCGCGAAACTCTTGCCGTCCGTCGAGGCCGCGGCGGAGGGTGCCAAGACCATCGACGTGACCACGCGGATCCGGAAGTATTTCGGCGCGAACAAGGATTTCGGCGGACGGGTCCTCAAGTGCCACGATATCTTCCCTTTCGATGACCCCGAGTACATGGCCGACCGGTTCGATACCCTGCGCGTGGCCAAGGTGGGGTCCACGGACGGGTTCTCGGTGCGCGACTTCAATTTCAAGGCGAACGACGCGATCAATCCGTGAAATTAATTTGCCGTGGTAGTGTAATGTCGTACACCGTCAGCATCGCAACAGTCGTCTTCGTGCTCGTGCTCCTGATCTCGTCCAGCTGCATGATGCTCCCCAAAAAGGAATCCTTCCAGGGGCTGCCCGCCATATCGTGTTTCTGGGCCGATCCCCCGGCTCCCATGGCGGTGGCCACGCGCGCGGACCCGGTGCAAATCCAACAGAGAGACGGCCCGGAAGTCGTCAACCTGCCCCTGGCCTACCCCATGGGAGATCGGCCGGTCCAGGCGACCACGCTGACTCCGGTGACTCCCGCGACCACGGTGACCACGGCATACCCTACAGTGATTCCCGTCGTGACCACAGTGACCACGCTGACTCCCGGAGCTCCGGCGGCGTCGGTCCTCGCGATGACGCCCGTGCCCGCGACTCTGGTGACCCTCGCCCCGGTGACCCTCGCGCCCCCGGATCTCATGGCCACGTCGGAGCTCCCGACATCGTACGTGCCCGCGACGACGCTCGCCCCCGTCACGCAAATAACGCAAGTGCCGGTCGGTCTGGTCACGTCGGGACTCGAGACGTCGCTCGTGCCCGTCGTGCCCGTCAAGGAATCGTTCCAGGCCCGGGTCCATCCTGGTCAGAAAACGAGGAAACGGCGAATTGTCCGCTATGTCATACCATATGAAACACGATAGTTCGTTCCAGCAAGCTGTAGGGTGCTGCGTCTCGAATGGTATAACTTGGGTGGTTTCGACGCCCTGCGAGCGACTCAACCCTGAGAAATCTGTCGGCGATCACTCGCCTACCGCAATCCACCGCGGACTCGGCGACCTTATCCAATGATCCAGTCGCTTCATCGTCGCCCCGGCGTCGGTTGTCATTCCCAGGATCGTCTCGGACGTCGAAAGTCCCCTATAGGCTCTAGCGTTGGAGCCCTTCACCCCGGGCGAACTCGGGGTGTTCTTTGGCGTGCATCGCGCCACGAGAATTCTATGTTCACTTCGACCGATGAATGTCGCAGTGGATCGGTGCGAGCATGGGGTCGGAGGTCTTGGTTTTCGACCTCGTCACCGATCTCGCAACCCAACATACCGGCTCACGATACCGGGACTTACACGTGTGTGCATCGTACAACTCGCCAAGATAAAAAATCTGAAACTGAGACGCACCACAAGGCCTCCTGGGGCTTCGGTGGGCGGATATCATATTCCCTGGAAACATCAATCGGGCGAGACGCACCATGTGCATTCATAGCATCCTGGAAGAAACTATGACACTTTCTTCAACTGTTGTTAGCCCCGGCGTCCTCGCTGGCGTACCGAGTCTTCCGTTCGCGCCGCCGATGCTCGCAGACACAATCATTTGATACATGGACGACCTGATCGATATCGCGAAGTATACGCTCCCGTTGACTTCGAAACAAGATTACTCCGCAGAGTACCTCGGGACGCTGTTCCCCGGAGGCGATGTCAGGAACCCAGAGTACACCATCGGCGAATCCATCGCGCGATTGGAATCCGTTTTCGATATCGGCGATATCGTGTACGAGAAGGATCCGTGTGCCCCCTTTCCCGCGCAACTCATGCCCGTCCGGGTGGTCTACCACGATGGGCGGCACGATCCGGAAGTCCGCGGAATAATGGCGGACGACGGGTTCACGCGTGAATCGTTCGTCGAGATACTCGGGACGCAGCTGGATCTCCGGGACGATGAAATGGTGGTCATCGGCCTCGGGTTCTCGGGAATGGGAAGGGTCGTCGGGTTCATGCAGCCAGGGGACGAGGCGTGGACGCTCCGTGGACCGCGCTTCCCCACGGCCTTTGTCACCCCGAAAGACAGGGAAGAGTACGCGCTCGTCCGGTTCTCCACCGACGACCATGGAACGTCGACGGACGCTCTCGTTCCCGTGACGAACACCGCGTGGCGAGGGTACATGAACGTGGCCGACGACACCGATCGCAAGACGTTCCTTCGCGCCCTGTCCCCGTACCTCGATGACGACACGAACCGCGACACGATCGCCTTCATGGGCATGGTCCGCGATATCCCGGAGAACTGGAGGATCGCGGATATCAGCGTCGTGGACGTCACGCTGGCCTCGTCGAGCTATAGGGAGTTTGATCTCCCGGTGGACGGCAGAGTCTCCAAGTACCACGAATCGATGTCCGTGGAACGCCGTGTCGAGAACGAGTACGCGGTCTCCCTGGCCAAGGTCTCAAATTTTCGCGCCAGGTCTGCGACGTGGGCGTACGTGCGTTCGGAGCTCATCGTCGACATTCCCACAATGACCCACGACCTCCGGGTATCGCCCGATTTTAAGGAACTCGTGATAACGCACAAATCGTGCCGGTTCAGGTCCATCATGTTGGCGCCGGCGTGCCTGATGGAACTCGAGGACCTGCTCGTCATGGAGATGTCGCCAAATATCCTCCGGTGCCACGGGAGCGTGTTCGATCGCCTGGCCCACACGAGCAACCTCCTGGCGCATCGGACGCACCGGGATCCGCACCCGGAATTCAAGAGGGAATTGTACGCGGAGCAGCGGGACAGTCTCGCGAGAATGGCGGCGCTCGAGAACCTGCCCGGTGGGATCAGGGACCTGACGTCTGCGCGGATCCCGGGTATCGCCGAGCATCTCCGGTACAATGGGAGGTACGTCCGCTGGAACAACGACGGGCAACGGACGCCGGCAGGGGGAATTCTCGCGGATGACCCAGAGTACGGGAAAACCACGACGATTGCCGCGCTGATCGCCACGCGGGAGCCCGGGGTCGATACGACGGCGGTCATCGTCCCGGCGAATCTCGTGCACCAATGGGAAACCGAGCTCGCGGCGTGCCTCCCGAATCAGTATAAAGTTCACATCGGGTGCCCCCCCGGAAATCCACGGGAGCACGACGTCATCGTCACGACCTTCCCGGCCTTCTCGAGGGCCTACCCCGATACCGAGTGGACCAGGGTGGTGATTGACGAATCGCACTCGATGACCCCGGACGCCACGCGGTTCAGTTGGAAGACCGGGAAACTGTGGATGGTGACGCGGCATCCCCTGGAAAACGTCGCCGGGCAGTTCAGGGCGTTCGGGCTGCCGTCACCGTACTCGAACTGGACGCGGAGCAAATCTCTTCTCGAGAACGCAGATATCTTCGGGGCGCTCTCGAGATGCGTGATTCATCACCACGGACGCCAGGATCCCAAACCGGTCGGGTACACGCCCGTCTTCGCCACGCTGACCGACACGGAGATCGAGAGCGTCCGCGGTTTGCAAGCGCGCCGGGCCCAGGTCACGGATCGGGCGATGCTCCGCAAGATCGACGCGGCAATCTCTAAGATCCAGGCGGGCGGGATGGTCTCGCGGGACGTCCTCGACGCCGGGCTCCTTCTCGCGGACCGTACACGGATCCTCCCTGGAACCGAGGAATCGTGCGTCATCTGTTACGAGCCGCACGTCAACCCGTCAGTGACACCGTGCGGGCACTGGTTCTGCAGGGAGTGTATTTCGACCGCTCTGCGCCGCCGGAGCACGTGCCCGATGTGCCGGAGAGCCGTGACCATGGGCGGGATCACGCTGGGCATCACGGAATCCGATTCGAAAACCGGGCAGGAGAACGGCGACGGGCATGTGGCTCGTGACGGCGACGGTGGCGGGAAACTGGCGTGCCGGTCCAAGGTCAACGAGGTCCTGCGGGTCGTCCGGGGTCTCCCGGAGGGCGAGAGGGCCGTGATCGTCTCCCAGAGCGCCGACGCATTGAAGTTGGTGGCCGCGGAGCTCGAGGGATGCTCGGGCGTCGGCGGGTCCCAGAAACAACGGTCCAGGGCGTTCAGGGAGTTTGACCGGGCTTTGGTCATCAACACCCGGTCGATGTGCACCGGTCTCGATCTCTCGCGCGCCAACCATCTCGTGATCATGGGATCCGTCCCGGATATCGATATGGTCGTCGATACGCTCGTGCGGCCGGGGCAAACGAAATACGTACGAACATACCATATTTTGCTGCGTGCTCCAGTGTAATTTCGAAAACAATTGAAATGATTCGAAATCAAAAGTGTGCGCGAGACGTGTGATCCGATCAGGACAGCAGGTCGGACTGGAACTGGACGGGGCTGGCATCCTCGCCAAACTCGTCGAAATCCTCTTCGACCTGCGCATCGTCGTCCTCGGCGTACTCGTCAAAGTCCTCGACATCGTCCCAGTTGGCGTAGCCCTCCTTGCGCGGGGGAACGGTATCGGGGTACTCGTCGGTCCCATCATCTCCGGGGTCGCCGCCGATCTGGGCCTTGACGTACTCGCCGGACGGCATGGGCATCACGGTCGCGATGAACTTCTTCCCGTGGTGTTTCTTGGAGCGCATCGACCACCAGACGGCAACGATGACGGCGAGGGCGATGGCGATCTTGATCAGGGTCGGGCGAGACAGGCTGCGAACGGACTTGAGGTTCAGCATGATACAGTACCGAATATTTTATTTCAGGCGGCTGTCGCGGTCGGCGAGAATGTGACGTGCTTCTTGTGGGGCCCAACGTGTCGCGAACGACTCGGACAATTAGGACTCTTCGGGCTCCTCGGGCTCCTCAAACTCGGACGACTCGAACGACTCGAACGACTCGGACGACTCGAACGCTTCCTTGGGGAGCGGGGCGTGCTCGGATTTCTCGTGGACGAAGTACCACCACGCAGCGACGGCCACGGCCACGGCGATACCAATCTTTGCGTTCTGGGAGATCTTCATTTGTACCGTCAGCCAACATTTTTTTTGATGATCTTGGGGTTGATCCCCTTTTCCGCACAATACGCCTTGAACTGGTCCTCGGTCAGCGCAGCCCCCATCTCGTATCCGATGTCGCTGGCCTTGATCTTCCCGACGTCGACGGAAGACCAATCGTGCGTTTTCCCGGCCTCGTCTCGCGCGTCTTGGGTAGCCTTCCATGCGAGGTATGCGTTCAATTGATTCTGTTGATTCTGTTGACTCTGTTGGCTTTTCGCGGGATCCATACTCGACGCAGGATATTTGTCCTGGATCTCAGACGAAGTTGATGGCCAGGTCGTTGTTCTTGAGGACCGTTTTCGCGATGCCATAGTCCTGGAACCTGTTCTCGGACTCGAGCTTGTTCCGTGCGCCGCGCGAGTGATTGCCAGCCGCCGCCCGGTTCTCGTACATCTGCGACGACTGGCCATGGGTCAACATGCGGCTCAGGTTGTCGTCGCTCTTGAGGGCCATGCTTCCATGACACTTGGAGAAGTGGAGGGTTTCCTTGCCTTGGGCCAGGCGGAGGGCGTCGTTGTTCTGCGGGCCGGCGACGTACGAGTTCATCGCGTAGTCGCCGCGCTTGGAAGCTTTCAGGAGCTGCTTGTCGGTGCACTGGATCCTGGGGGCCTTGACGGCAGACCCCAAGATGCCCGTGTTCCGGTCGAACGCTTCGCCATGGGATTCGCGGATCGTCTCGCGCACCCGGTCGTCGCGACTGGTCCCGACGGGCACGCGCGACCCGATGATGCCGGTGTAATCCGTCCGCGAGTCGCGCTTTCCGTCAAACTTGCTGGTATCGAATGAATCGGGGGCTGTCGGCGCGCGGGGACCCTTGGGGTTCAGCATCCCGGGCACTTGGATATCGTCCGGGCGATCGCGCGTCCACTGGCTCGACTGCACGACCCCTCCATCGCCCCGCGCCGGGCCGTACCGTTCCTCGCGCGAGTCGTACTTGTTGCCCTTGATCGTGTGTTCGGGCCGGATCGCTTGCCCCGTGGTCGACGCGCGAGATTTTTCCATGGGGCGGCGGTCCATGTCGTAGAACCTCGGGACGCCCTTGGAGTAGTGCTCGGGATCCGTGGACCGTTGCGCGACCATGCTGGCACCGTGATTTGTCGGCGCGATCAAGGCGTTGTGCTTGTACCCGTGCGCGTCGATCGGCATGACCCGGAACTGGCTGTGGAATCCATCGGTCGCCGTGACGGACGATGAGACGCCGATGCCCGGGCCCACGCGTTTCTGCGCAAACGGCAGGGTATTGTTCTGGATCCCCGAGACGTCGGCGTGACGGCTGCCGGTGTACTGATCGGGGTTGCCCTGCGTGCCCCCGGACGTGACATGCTGCCGGGGGTTGAACGTGCCTTCCGTCTCGCGTTTGGGTTTCCAGGTCTGGGTCGCGCTGGTCGCCAGGTCGTTGTTGCCGGTGTACATCTCCATCCGCCGCTGCGAGACGGCCTCGTTGGTGTTCTGTTTCCCGTAACTCTTGAAATAAGGCTGGACGTACCTGGGAATGACGCCCGTGGTTTTCGGCGACAAGGCCTCATTGAACCTGGCCTCGCTCTTGGCCTCGTACTCCTTCTTGAGCGCGACGGAATCGCCTGCGCTGTTCTGGAACGGGAACGATTCCGGGCGTTCACCCAGGTTGATCGTGCCCGTCGTGTCTTTCGCGGGATACTTCTTGGACAATATCCAGCCGAGTGCGGCGGTCGAAGCGGCGATCAGAGCTTCCATTACACTCTCGAGCATTTTAATCCGGGTGACATCATGCGGACGCTCGTCCTTCTCGTGATACTTCTCGCCGCGTGCATCGTCCTGGCGCTGGATACCTCGAGCGAGTATGTCGGAAAGTACAGGGTCCTCAAGAAGTACGGAGACGGTCCCGCGGCCGCGGCAGTTCTCGGGTCGGTGGTCGCGCGAACGAAGAGTCTGCTCGAGTCCTCGCGCGGCGACGCCAGGATCGAGCGGATCGCGGCGCGGTGGTCGGGGAGCGTTTCCGAACTGGATTTGGGCGGGGATACGATCGCGCACTCTGTCGGCAAACGGGACATCTCCCTGTGCATTCGAGATACCGGTACGGGGTTATCCGGCGTGAACACGTGCATGTTTGTGATGATCCACGAGCTCGCACACGTCGCTACAATTTCAGTGGGTCACACCGACGAGTTCTGGGCGAATTATAAGTTCCTCTTGGAGCGGGCCGAGAAATGTGGCGCGTACCAGCACCAGGAACATCCCGCGCGTCTGTGTGGCAAGAACCTCGGCGCGAGCCCGGCAGAATGCTCGGTGGTCAAACGGTCGTGCGCGGCCGAAAAGTTCCAGGCGGTGTAATTTTTATTCTATAGACCGTATGAGTTCTCTGGCATCGTTCTTTTCCGCGCGATCCCGTAGGTCCACCGGGTCCGCAGGGTCGACCGGGTCCACCGGGTCCGCCGGGTCCACCGGGTCGTTCAAGACCGCGCGTTCCGGCATCACGAACTCTCTGGCATCCTTCAAGACCGCGCGTTCCGGCAACACGAACTCTCTGGCATCGTACAAGACGGCCAGGAGCACCGGGTCCGCCGGGTCCGCCGGGTCAGCCGGGTCCGCCGGGTCTACATTTGCGTACATCAAGAAAGCCATCGGGGGCCTCGGCCGGTCCAGTTCAAGGATTTCCGCGCGAACGTCGGTGTCCGTGCCCGGGATCCGGTGGAACCCCAGGAACAGGAACAGGTACTCGGCACCTCCTATGGCACACGTCCGGGTCCGTTTCCCTCTCGCCCCGTCCGAATCCGCGCGCATCAAGACGTTGTTCGGTGAGGCGGTGGCGATGATCGAGCAGGCCCACCAGAGGGTCGGTATCGTGCACGCGCGACTCGCTCACCTGAAAGTCGCGACGCCCATGGACCGGATGAACGCGTACCGGTACCTGGATTCCACAAAGCAACTGCTCGCCGACGTCACCAAGCAGGCGCGCGTATGGGAGTCCGCAATGGCACTGTCGAGGAAACGCACGATCGAGGTCCCGAACTGGCCCATCATGCCGGTGACCCCGATGACTCCTGTCGCGGGACTGCGATACACGACAAATAGGGTGAAACGGTACTTCTCGGCAGACACGCAACACTTTATGAACGCGCTGGGGTCCCGGTACGCCAACCTGATTCGTATTCAATAGAATATTCAATAGAACGATTTCCAAAACATTTTTCGAAATCACGCCGAGTTCAGCAGTTCAGCAATTGGACATGTACTGGAGCCCGCTGCGAGTATCGATGCCGCCGCGCTTGTCGATCTCGACCTCGGCCTGGTTCTGGATGTCGATGCACGCCCAGGTATCGTAAGTGACCTCGGACAGACGTTTCGCGCACTTTTTCCGGAAGCACCCGTTGGGGGTCAGGGCGTTGGACAAGGCGTCGGGGTTGTACAGGGCTCCGTCGCCACGGGCCTTGAACGGACCCCCGACCAGCTCGGTATTACTGGATTTCGCGCGAGTCTCGGTGGCGCGCAGCTGGTTACTGGTCCCGACGACCGACGCGGTAATGTTGAACCCCTTGCACCCGGCAGCGTACGGAGAGCACTTCCCGGCAAACCCGTTCCGATCAAGATCGTTCGGCGGGAGACCGGTGCGGTACTGGAACGATTTCCGGGCGTTGGCGTTCTGCGTCTCGATGGAGTCGTTGAATCGCATTATGGAGTCAGCTATCATTTTTTTTCGCGGTGATCCTCGTGGACTCGCCGAATACTTGTGCGGTGGACCTCGGGTCGTTCACGGGCGCGGGCAATGGGTACGTTTCCGACGAGAACTTGCTATCGAGGACCGTCTGACCTAGGGTATCGAACGGTTGGACCGCGCGTTTCCCGACCCGCGTGAATTCTCCCTGTGCTTGCATCGTTACACTATGCGAGATTTTTGTTATACTCCTGGACCGCGAGCTCGAACATACGGTCAGTCGCGGTCTCGGGATACGAAGAGACGGCCAAGACGGGTTTCGTGGGACAGAGTATCCTCGCAATCGCCAGGCTCTCGATCCATTCCGGCGAGAACGCGCGCATTATAGTGTCTCGCGAACTGATCCACATCCCGGGAGAACGGGTATACACCAACCAAGTGCCGTCGACTTCGACCCGGATATTGAGACTGCCAGGGGCTAACAACAGGGTAGTCCAGTTGTGCTCGAGGGACATCGCGTTGTTGGCGATCGTCGCAGTCCACAATTGCGAGTCGATCGTGGGTCTCAGGCGCTCCAGATACACGAGGAACGCGGCTTTGCTGGGTGTCCGCGTGGCCTTCAGGTCCCGGACCATCCCGCCGAGTTCGCCGCGGAGACGTTCGGCGTCTTGCAGGTACCACGTCAGCGACGGCTGGGCGCGTAATTTATCGCGGCCATTTTCGATGCCCGCGCGGATGATCTCGAGTTCCTCGGGCGTCGCAGGCACGTCCTCGGGTGGCCTCAGTGAGCCGCGCCGGTCGATATCTACTCCGAGACGGGTATGCGCGGACGCGAGATTGTGCACGTCCAGGGCGTCGAGTCCCACTGCGTCGAAATCTGCCAGGTCCGTGAAGACTTCGAGAAGCCGAAGACCTTTCAGGGACCGGGTCTGCGAACGGGTCTGCGAACGGGCATGCATTATATTTATAAACACACTGCCATCCGAGACCCGTGGCCCGCCGACGACCCGCTGCCGTATATCACGAGCGTCGGGATCCAGGTGAGAAGAATGTGAAGTGTGCACAGCATCCTCGCGCTCTTGGACTTGGGCGTGATGTCCCCGAAACCCACGGTGGAAGCGACGGTCGCGGCAAAATACATGCAATCCGTCCAGTTGTCACGGACGTCTTCCGGCGTCTTGAAATTCGCGGTGATCCCGTACATCCGGTACACTGCCGTAAACGCCGCGAGGAGCACGAATTGGTACGCTATGATCAACCGTGTCGCATTCGGTTCGATGTCCACGCCGAGAACCCGCATTGCAGTCACGCGGATAATAATCTCGCGTCTAGTATGACGACTCCGGCGCGCGTAACCCCAGTAAAACACACGGCCAAGAAGAAGAAACCGCACGTCGTTATCCAGCGAATTCCCAAGAGGCTGTTCGGTCCCAATCCCCGGTGCGTCTCGAACGGCAGCGCCTCGTCCAGGCTGAAGAAAACGCCGCACGAGGACCCGGAAAAGTGCCTGGGCAGCGTGCGACTCGGCGGCGACGGCAAGTACCTGTACATCGCCCGGCGACTCAAGAAGAAGAACCCGCACATCAAGTACTCGTCGGTGCCCACGGGAATCGGCTACCACATCGGGTTCAAGTGGGAGAAAATATACGACGCGCGCACCGGCAAGGCCTTCAAGGCGTCCGATCTGCCCAAGATGCTCGCGGTATTATCGTAAAGAATGCATGTGTTCGAGGACGGTCTTCGCGGAAAGCACTTCGGGAATTGTCGCGGAGAGCACGCACCGGTGTTGTGCAGAACGAAATCTTCTCGAAGTTTTTCTCCGAGACGCCAATCGACACGGGGTGCGACATTACGCCATCGTCCGATGGATCCGGAGAAAATCCGGGGGATCCATCGATATACGGCGGTATCGGAGCGATCGGACAGAGGGGTGCTCGTTGCCGTGCCTCTTGTGTCGGCGGGAGCTGGTACGATTTGATTTCTGGATCGAGTGCGTTTCGGATCACAGCGGGCACGAGTACTCGGGGCGCGCGGACACGGCACCTGAATCCAGCTTGACGCGGATCCAGAAAAAACATATGGTCTTAAGAGACCCCGAACCTCCTAGAAACAAGAATGTCGTCGTTCGTGGAGCTCCATAAGACAGCGCTCAAGCTCTCCCAGGAAGCCCCCCCGTTCGTCGAGACCCCGGAGAAGACCGCCCGCCAGACCGTCGAAGATATCCAGGTCGTTCAGAAGGAATTGCTGGACACGTTGCTAGACGGGATCGAGGCCAAGATCATCGAGTCGGCGAAACTGGGCAAGCAGTACGTGGATCTCCTGGTGTTTTCGGGATCGGAGAAGTTTCAGGATCACAGCTACCTTTTTCTCCTCAAGGGCGCCCGCGAGGAATCCCAGCGCGTCGAGCTCGACCAGTACGGATTCGCCCCGCTCCTCCACACGCTCCAGGACGTCCTCCGACCCTTCACTGTACAGCACACCTGGATCAACGGCCTGAACAAGAATAAGGTGTCCGTGTGGTGGTGATGATTTTTTATATACGAGAATGTAAGGAATGATTTTCACGATCGGTGTACTCGGATTCCTCCTCGCGGCGCTCATGGTCACGGTATCGTGCGCTCTCAGTATGCTGGCACACAGGAATATGCCGGTGCACACGCAAGTTTTCACGACGTCGACGCAAAAACAAGAGGATATCACGCTCGCGGGATACCCTCGCGCGATCGTCCCGGATTTCCAGGGCGTCGACAGTCCTCTCGATTCCCGCCTCTAATTTCATTTTCGAAACGATTCATTATTTCGAAAAAATGTGCGGTACGGAGTTCAGTGCGCGGTCGTTCCCATATTGAAATCGGCCGTCATGATCTGGTCGGGGCGCGTCGCCAGCCACCCCACGCCAGCAGTCGCCAGAAGCCCGGCCGCGACGATCTTGAAGAAGATCTTCTTGTTATTCTGCGGATCCTTGTCCACGGTGTACTGCAGCGCAAACACCATGACGGCCGCGAGAACGGATACCAGAACACCGAAGAGGTACAGGTTCATTGTACACTAGAGAATCATTTTTTATCGGCGGGTTTAACGAAACATGGAGTCGCCGTCGTGCGCGTCGCTGATCACGGGGCGCGGCGCGTGCGGTCCGGCGGGTCCGGCGGGTCCGGCGGGTCCACCGGGTCCGGCGGGTCCGGCGGGTCCACCGGGTCCACCGGGCGTCGACGGATTCGGCTCGAACGATTGCATCAACGGCTGCTGAGGCTGAGGCTGAAGTTGAGGCTGGGCGACGGTGAAGAACTGCT